ATATCTAAACACTACGGTACTGAAGCCGGTGTTGGAGGTAACGTAACAAAATATACTGGATCTTTAGCATTAAGTGCTTCTCAACAACTATATAACTTAGATACTTGGGCAACAGATAATAGTATTACAGGAGGAATAGAGATAAGAAAAGTATTTTACGAAGCTCCACCTGCTATACAACGTTACTTTGACCCATATGCTGGTACAGGAACAGGTATACAGTCATTAATGTCAGCATTTGACTTCGGTTCATTTAGTCCAGGTATTAATTTTATGATGATGCCTATATCTTACGATGTAGCATTACTACAAGGTATAGAATTTAACGATCAAATACGTAAATCATCATATTCTTTCGAAATAGTTAATAATCAATTAAGAATATTCCCAGTACCAACAGCAACTGGTAGTCTTTACTTTGAATATTATAAAGAAGAAGATAAAAATAAAGCTAATTTCGATACAAGTGTTAATAAAATAACTAATATAGCTGAAGTACCTTATGATAATCCAACTTACTCACACATAAACAGTGTAGGAAGACAGTGGATATTTAGATACACGTTAGCACTAGCTAAAGAAATGTTAGCATACGTGAGAGGTAAGTACGGAACTGTACCTATTCCAGGTTCTGAAGCAACTTTAAACCAAGCAGACCTACTCGCAGATGCAAGAACTGAAAAAACCGATCTTATTACAAGTTTAAGAGAGATGTTAGATGCTACTTCAAGGGGTGCTCAATTAGAAGCACAAGCAAAAGAAGCAGAAGACGTTCAAAACACGTTAAAATCAGTTCCAATGACTATATATGTAGGTTAATGAAGTTAATTCCACTAATATTAGAGATAGAGTACAGAACCTACGAAGCTATGGTTAAAGTAACCTATGGCGAAGAAGGAGCTAAAGGGTATGATGATGCCTTACGTGCTTTACCTGGTGTAACAACTATCACTATAGCTTCAGAAGATAGTGAATCAAGCTTAGCAACATATAAAGTTAAGTTAATCAGTCAAAAAGAGCCTATAGAGGCTTTTAAATCATTTAAAGATAACGCAACCACTAAATATAGTAACATAGTCAACATAGAGGTTGGGGAACAAACAATAGAAGAGAAATAATGTTATTCGGATCAAGTAGAGACTTTAATTTAATGACTAAACTTAGTCGTGAACTCATCAGAGATGTAGTTGAGCAAGAGATCCTATACCATAAGATAAGTTTAGAAGATACAGACGTTAATTTATACGGAGAAGCAATGCAGAAGTCGTATTTTAATGCTGTAAAACTAAATTGTTTAATAACTAGAGGTGATCAAGTCATAGATATACAAGAATTTGGTCCAGACTTAGGTAGAGAAGCGTCATTTGCGTTTATTAGAAAGGATCTCCTTGAAGCTAACGTAGTAGCAGAGGTAGGAGACATATTAGAATGGCATAATGACTTTTACGAGGTAGATACAGTAAGAGAAAATCAATTATTCTTAGGAAGAGACAGTGGATACAATTTAGCATCATATGCTAACAACTTTGGATCGTCTGCATCAATAATTGTTGATTGTCACTTAACTAGAGCCGATAGAGTAGGCATAAGTGAAGTAGTATATAGATAATATGGCAGGAAATAAACCAATACCACAGTACGAAGTACAAAATAACCTTCAAGATAGGGGATTACAGGTATCTAGAGATAACGATACTGTACAAACTATAACTGTAGGCGTTAAAGACATTGATGAAGCTATTTTTTATTACTTTAATCAAGTACTTAAACCACAAATTACTCAAAATGGTAATCTAATTAACGTACCTTTAGTGTATGCTTCACCAGAAAGATGGGCAGCTATGCAGAAAGATGGATATTACCGTGATAAAAATGGTAAAATGCAAGCTCCTCTAATTACATTCAGAAGAGATAATATAGAAAAGAATAGAAACTTAGGTAATAAGTTAGATGGTAACAATCCACAAAACTTCGGTATATTTACAAAGAAGTATTCACGTAAAAATGCATATGATAGGTTTAGTATCTTAAATAATAGAATAAAAGACACTGAAATGTATGCTGTTGCCATACCAGACTACGTTAATATCACATATAGTAGTGTTATATTTACAGACTATATGGAACAAAACAATAAAATAATAGAGGGTATAAATTTTGCATCAGATTCATATTGGGGAGATGTTAATAAATACAAATTTAGAGCTATGATAGATAACTACACCACGGCTACTGAACTAGTACAAGGTAATGATAGAATAGTTAAAACTGAATTTAGTATTAAATTATTAGGTTACATAATTACTGACACAATTAATGCTATTAATTTTAATCCTAAGAAAATGTATAGTAAGTCTTCTATAAAAATTACGAGCGAAACAGAAAATAAAGCTACGTGAACTGCTATTTATTAGTAGAAAAGGTTGTCTTAATAGGAATAAAAAAGTAAGAGAGGTAAATGACTACTTTTTCAAGTGAATTATCCGGATCGTTAGTATTTGCATCCGGTAGTCAGGTTCAGGCTAGGATTGTGCCACATACAGCATCGTTAAGTATAACTGGTGCACTACATATATCCGGTTCGGATTTAACTGTCGATGGCACCTCTGTACTTGCTCGTCTATCAAATTTAGAATCAGGCGCTCCAAGTAATTCGGCATCATTAGGACCTCTTAATAGAGCAACTGGCTCTTTACAAACTTTTACAGCATCTATACAATCTGAAGTAGATGCAATCAAAATAACAACAGCTTCATTAACATCTTCAATAGAAACATTAACCTCTCAAGTTTCTTCGTTAACATCTGTTACAGGTTCGTATGTAAATACGTCTTCTCAATACTTTTCTGAATCAGCTCAAATATCTGCATCTGGTTTTCTTACCTCTCAATCAGCTGCAGCATTAGGATTCAGTAATGAAAACGTAACTTCTGGTACTATATCAGGTTCGCAACAGATAGAAGACTTAGGTTTCATAACAGCTTCAACTTCTGCTTCATATGTTTCAGCTTCTAATGTAGATGGTAGAGTAGATAGTGCTTCTATAGCTACTACAGCTCAAACAGCATCGTTTATATCTGATACTTTTATATCAGCATCAGCTGCAGCAGCAGGATTTGGTACACAAACAACTGTTCCAGCAGGTACTATATCAGGATCAGCTCAGTTAGATGATTTAGGTTTCATTACCTCATCTATATCATCATCTTTTGCTAGTACTGCATCATTTATTAGTGATACCTTTATATCATCTTCTGCAGTTAGAAGTGGATTCGGAGGATCGTCTACTAGTACAGGTAGTTTATTAACAACTGCTTCAGTTTCTAGCAATACTATAACATTTACCAAAGGAGATGATAGTACTTTTGCAGTAACTGTAGCAACTGGTTCAGGAGGTGATGTTACTTACGATGGAAATAGAATTATATCTCAAGATAAGTTACCATCATTGTTTACAGCATCTTTTAATCCAGGTACTTCTGGTAGTGTTCAAGATTTTTTAAATGCAGTCTTTTATCCTAACTCAGCTCCTACTATTAGCACAGGTAATCAAACGGTAACTGAGTTTACTACATCAGGATCAGCTATAGTTACAGTAGCAGGATCAGATCCAGAGGGTCAAACACTTACTTTTGGCACTTCTTCTGCTTATACTGACGATTTTGTAAGAGTATCTGGTAGTGGTGAAATGACTCTTAATGTATTAGCTACTGGGTCAATGAATACTGCTGATAGAGGTGATGGAGAAAATGCTCACCCAATAATTTTAAGAGCAGTTGATAGTTTTGGTACTCCAACTACAAAAACAATTTATTTAACAGTTAGTTTAAACAGTGCACCACAGTTTAGAGAAACTTCTGCAGCTGGAAACGTTATAACAACATTTAGTTCTTCAAGAAATGAAAGTGCAGTAGCAGAAGAAGTAACTAAAATATACTTTACTGATGCTGATAGTGATGCTATTACTATTACTTCACAATCTGACGCTAATGACCACTTTATATTTACAAGAACAGGTTCATACGTTAGATTACTACAAAATACTGGTTCGTTAGATTACGAAACAACCTCTTCTTATAGTTTATCATTAACTGCCTCAGATGAACACTTTATAGCTGGTGTAGATGGTAATTCGTTTACTACTTTACCTGTAACTATAAGTGTAGTAGATAATGCAGCTCCAACATTTAATAACCAGACTATTACAGGAGTATCAGAAAGTGTAGCTTCAGGTACTTCAGCAGGAACAGCTACTGCATCCGATGCAGAAAGTAATACATTAACTTTTGTTTCGTTTACTTTAGCTGGATTAAAATTAGATGGTAGTAATGTATCTACTGGTTCATATGGAGGTTCTGGTAAAACTGACCCAACGGAAGATGCTTTTCAAATGGCATCAAATGGAAACGTAACTTTAAAAGTAGGAGCTTATCTTAACTCTGATTTAATAAATG